CAACCGATGACAGGTCCTACTGGACTTATCTTCGCTATGAAGACTTGGTATGGTCACGAGCAAGGTCAAGAAGTATCACCTACTGAAGCACTTTCAGGTTTAGGTGGTGCAGCAGCAGCTCCAGATGAAACTCATTCTGGTGATATGGCTACTGGTGCAGCAGAGATATTAGGTTCTGAAGCTCATCCAGCAGGTTTGGGTGCAGCGGCAGGTGGAGACTATGCTGAAATGTCATTCTCAATTGAGAAAACTAGTGTAACAGCTGGTTCTAGAGCATTGAAAGCTAAGTATTCAACTGAATTAGCACAAGATTTAAAAGCAATTCACGGTTTAGATGCCGAGACTGAATTAGCTAATATCTTATCTGCTGAAATCTTGAATGAAATTAATCGTGAGATTGTTCTTACAATTAACTCACAAGCAAAACCTGGTGCTACTGCTGGTGCATATGACTTTGTTGCTGATTCAGATGGTCGTTGGGCTGCTGAGAAAGTGAAAGGTATGTTACTACAAATCAACAAGGAAGCTAACACAATTGGTCTACAGACTGGTCGTGGTATGGGTAACTGGTTGATTGTATCTCCAAATGTTGCGTCTGTTCTAGATATGACTGTTGGACTTGATATGCCAGCTGGTATGGGTGTCTCAACTGGTTCAATCAGTTCTGATTTCACTAAAGGTACGTTCGCTGGTGTTCTTGGTGGTAAGTATAAAGTCTTTGTTGACCAATATGCTTCTTCTGATTACATCACTGTTGGCTTTAAAGGTTCTAATGCATATGATGCTGGTATCTTCTATTGTCCATATGTTCCATTACAAATGATGAAGAGCATTGGTGAGAATGACTTCCAGCCACGTATCGGATTCAAGACTCGTTATGCTGTACAGCACAACCCGTTTGCTTCTGGCTCGGCAGGTGACAACCCTTACTTCCGTACATTTACAGTAGCTAATCTGTAATAAGTACTAAGTAATGATAATAAAAGGACTCTTCGGAGTCCTTTTTTCATGTATAAATATAATATATGAAAGAACCAAATAACTTAAATCCAGGGACACCTTCCAATTTCAAATTCGAAATTCGGAAGCTACCTAACGTGACGTACTTCTTACAGGATGCAGACTTACCTACAATAACATTAGGCAGTGTTCCATTACCTAATCCACATTTGAACTTTAACGTTCCAGGTGATGACTTGAATTTTGCACCACTCGCTCTCGACTTCATTGTTGACGAAGATTTTAATAACTATAAAGAATTGTATAATTGGATGCTATCTATTCAAAATCCAAACAAATACGACTCTAAATTAGATGAGTGGTATTCTGATGGTGTTCTAACCATCCTTACAAATAATAAGAACTATAATATGTCAGTAACGTTTTTTGACTTATATCCTATCACCATAGGTGATGTTGGATTTAATGTATCTAGTGAAGGTGAACCAATTACTTGTAACGTTGACTTTGACTATTCACACTTTGAGTTTAATAAATTTTAAAAAAGACTTAAAAAAGACTTGACATTCCCTTTGAATTGTGTTATAATGTGTTAAATGAAAATTGAAAAAATAATGGAAATGGTTGATGAAGATCTTAAATATGATCATAACAACCTTGATACAGAATCCTTAAAAAGCCCCCTTCTACACAACAAGTATTTGAAATTACTTGTCGGTGAAATCTTGACGTTCAAACGTTTGGAGCAAGAGAAGAAGCGTACGTACATGCAAAAATATAATTATTACATTGGTCGTGGTGACCCAGAGGATTATGAGAATTGGCCAGACTATGAAATTTCAAAGTCTGAAATCAAAATATATATAGAAAGTGATAAGGAATACCAAGCCATTGAATTTAAAATGGTAATAGAGAAAGAGAAAATCGAGTATCTTGAGAAGATTATTAAGACGATATCATCAAGAAATTGGGATATCAGAAATGCGATTGAGTGGCAGAAATTTCAAAATGGTGTATTATAAAATATGAGTGATATAGTAATTAGAAAGTTTGATGATGTATTTTTAAGAGTTGAAGCAGAGCAAAGTATATTGGCTGAAGCTTCAGACTTTTTCACATTCCAAGTTCCTGGGCATCGATTTATGCCATCTTTCAGAACTAAGCAATGGGATGGGAAGATAAGACTCCTAAACTCATACACTGGAGCATTATATGCTGGTCTACATAAGTATGTTGAGAAGTTCGCAAGGCAAGGTAACTACTCTTTTTCGTATGAAAATGGATTTAATCCGATAGAAGCAGATAAAGATGAAATAGCTGAATTCGTAAAGTGGTTAAATCCACATTCAAACAACAAACCTATCACACATCACGACTATCAAATAGATGGTGTGACTCGTGCAATATCAGATAATAGAGCATTACTTCTATCACCAACATCGTCTGGAAAGTCTCTAATGATATACACTCTCATTAGATGGTACGAACAAATCATCCCAAGCGATAAACAAATATTAATCATTGTTCCTACTACTCAATTAGTTGAACAGATGTATTATGACTTCGCTGATTACTCTACTCACAACGGATGGAGTGCAGAAGATAAATGTCACCGAGTATATGCTGGACACGATAAGAACGATCCTACAAAAAAAGTTATAATTTCGACTTGGCAGAGTATATATAAAATGAAGAAAATGTTTTTCAAATCTTTTAATGTTTTGATTGGTGATGAGGCTCACGGATTTAAGTCTAAGTCTCTTACTAGTATAGCTACTAAGATGGTCGACTGCCCATACAAGTTTGGAACTACTGGAACTCTAGATGGTACAACCACACATAGACTTGTACTAGAGGGATTGTTCGGACCTGTGTATAAAGTAATCACAACAAAGCAATTGATGGATGAAAAGAAAATTTCATCATTGTCTATTCATTGTGTTGTACTAGAATATGAAGAGAATATACGAAGAGCTTATAAGAATCTGACCTATCAAGAAGAAATTCTATTCCTTATATCGAATAAGAAAAGGAATAAATTTATAAAGAATCTTGCAGTAACTCAAGAGGGTAATACTCTTGTACTGTTTCAGATGGTAGCTAAACATGGTAAGATTCTTCATAAGTTAATAACAGAAGAATTGAAAGATACAAATAGAAAGATATTTTTTGTATCTGGTGAGACGAAAACTAAAGACAGAGAGTTGGTGAGAGAGATTACTGAGAAAGAAAATGATGCTATAATTATTGCAAGTTATGGTACGTTCAGTACTGGAATTAATATTAAGAATCTACACAATATCATATTTGCTTCTCCATCAAAGAGTCGCATACGTAACTTGCAAAGTATTGGTAGGGGATTGAGAAAGAGTGATGTAAAAGACCACGCAACATTATACGATATTGCTGATGATATACATTGGAAAAAACATAAGAACTTTACTCTAAAACATTTCTTTGAAAGAATAAAGATTTATAATAGTGAACAGTTTGATTACAAAATACATAAGGTGGAAATAAGATGATTGAAAACGTAAGATTAGTAAAGTTGATTAATGGTGAAGAATTCGTTGCACAAGTGACAGAGACTGACACTCATTATATATGCAAAGACCCAGTGGGTATTGCTCCTACAAAACAAGGTGATGGTACAATGAGTGTTGGATTTTTTCCATTCATGCCATACTCAGAGGACGGTGATTTCGAATTCCGTAAGGAAGTCGTTATCATTGTAGTAACAGTGCAGGGTGATGTGAAAAACAACTACAGTAAGATATTTGGTTCAATTGAACTACCACCCTCTCAAAAAATAATTGTATAAATTACTTGACTTTTACATAAGTATAATGTATAATATGAGTAATCGGTGGTCACATATAGGGATGGGATACCGCAACCGGAATGTTGTCAAACTATTTATTTAATTGGAGTGTATGATGAAAGACAAACCTTTAAAAGATTTAACTGATACACAGAAACAAGCTAGAAAAGCACGATTAAGAATCTTTGATGCAAACAAGAGATTGAATCAGTACTATGAAAGCAAAAGTACTGGAGTGCCTTTAACATATAAGGCAGTTATAATAACTAGATAATACCAAATAATTACATATAATGATTTCTGCCTTGATTATACCAACAAGGATAGTAGCGAAAGTGAAGTGAGCAGTCTATATTATTCGACATAGAACATACTGAATTGAGGACTGTAATTTGATGCCACCGTGTAAGTGGATAGATAATTAAAATTAATCGTGTCAGGACATACCCGTGAGGAGAAGTCCATTAGAGATGAATGAATTAACATTCAGTGGCAAACAGGATCCGTTACCTGTCTCTTATAAACAGTATCGCTAGTAGTAAATTACTAATAAAGTATTAATAAATAACTAATAAAAATAACTAACCCAACTGACTGAACGAACGAAGTGAGAGAGGGAAGAACAACGAACGAAGTGAGTTGTTTATGAGGAGTGAAACGACTGAAATAAGTCTACTAGAAATGTTACTAGAACTAAATGTAATTAATATATCTATAATCTTTTTGGATACATCTACGCCCTAATAACATCTAGTAGTATCTTAGGAATTGTCATCTCACTTCGTTCGATGCCAACTTCACTCACTTCGTTCGTTCAGTATTTTATTTCTTTTTTTATTGCATTTCCTCTTGACATTTGTCATGATATGTGTTATAATTGTTTCTAATAAGTATTTAATAATTTTCTAGGAGTATAAATGAAACTTGAAGACGCAACAAAAAGTAGTAGGCACTACATTAACAATAAAGATTTTTTAAAAGCACTAATAGATTATAAAGAACTATGTGATGTCGCTAAGGAAGCAGAGGTGAAGAAACCTACCATTCCGAATTACATTGCAAAATGTTTCTTACAGATTGCAACCAGATTATCGTATCGACCTAATTTTATTAACTACACTTATAAAGATGATATGATATCAGACGGCATTGAAAACTGTCTTGCCTACATGCATAACTTCAATCCAGAGAAGTCTCAGAATCCATTCGCTTATTTCACTCAGATAATATATTACGCGTTCTTAAGACGAATACAGAAGGAGAAGAAACAACAGTACGTTAAGTATAAGCATTTCGCTATCAATGGGGGTTTCGATGCATTAGCGTCCTTACAAGAACAAGATGTTGGTAAAGATTTCTATCAAGAGAACACAGGAATATACAATGACTATATGGCGTTCATAATTGACATGGATGAGAAGGAGGCTGCTAAGAAAGCAAAAGCGAAGAAGAAGAAAGCCCTTGAGAAATTCATGGATGATGATAAGAAAGACAAATGAAGATAGCAATAATAACTGACACGCACTTTGGTGCAAGGAATAATAATAGTGTTTTCTCTGACTATTTTTATAAATTCTATGAGGAACAATTCTTCCCATATCTATTAGAGAATGATATTAAAGTAGTTGTACATTGTGGTGATTTGATGGACAATCGAAAGAACGTCAACATCAACACTCTTTATGAAATGAGAAACAGATTCATTGCTCCGTTAGAAGAGATGGGTATTACTGTTCATACAGTGGTAGGCAACCACGATACGTTCTACAAGAATTTAATTTCTGTTAACTCTGTGAATGAGTTGTTTGATACGTATGACGATTCACCTATCATATCATATAGTAAACCCCAAACACATATATTCGATGACTTACCTATTGATATTATCCCTTGGATTAATGATGAGAATGAAGAAGAGATACTAGATTTTATTAAGTCTAGTAAATCTACTATTGCATTTGGTCACTTTGATTTGACTGGATTTGAGATGTATAGAGGAGTGACTTCTAGGTATCAGTCTAGGACTACAGACTTTTTAAAGAAATATGACATGGTTATGAGCGGTCACTATCATCACAAGTCTGATAATGGTCAGGTCTATTACTTAGGTTCACCATATGAGATTAACTGGGCAGACTTTAATGACCCTCGTGGATTCCATCTATTCGATACTGAAACATTAGACTTGACATTTATACAGAATTGTGATAGACTACACCATAAGATATTCTATGATGACTCTAAAGAGATAGATATGCTCGATATGAGTGAGTATGAAGGTAGGATAGTTAAATTGGTAGTGATTGAGAAGACTAATTATAAGCAGTACGACCGTTTAATTGATGAATTAGACACGATCTCTAGTGAGTTAATGATAATAGAAGATTTCACGTTAGATGACGATGATGACGATATAATCACTACTGAGGACACGTTAACTGCACTTAGCAAGTATGTAGATTCTACTGAACTTGATAAGGTTGATAATGAAGTGGTCAAGAAGATTCTACAAGAATTATACATTGAAGCAATTAATATAACATAGGAGAAGTAATGCAAATTAGAGTAGAAAACATTAAATGTGGAGGTTGTGCCAGTTCCATCACTAAAAAACTACAAGAGACATTTGATGCAATTGCTGATGTGAATGTAGAAGAAGGTATAATCGATATTGATATTAATGAATCAAAAAGAGATGAAGTAGCAACCACGTTGTCAAAGTTGGGGTATCCTATGAAGGGATTTAACTCTTTAGGTGCCAAAGCAAAATCGTTTGTATCGTGTGCTATTGGTACAGTCAATAATAAAATAACATAGGAGAAGTGTTATCATTAAATTTGAGAAAATAAAATGGCGTAACTTTCTATCCACAGGTAAACAATTTACTGAAATGAATCTAGCTGATCATTCCACTACTTTGATTGTGGGTACTAATGGTGCTGGTAAGTCTACTATGTTAGATGCGTTATCGTTTGCAATGTTTGGTAAAGCCTTTAGAAAAATTAAACTTGGTCAGTTGGTCAACACGATAAACAAAAAACATTGTGTGGTTGAGTTAGAGTTTAAAGTAAACAATACTCAGTATAAAGTGGTAAGAGGAATTAAGCCAGCTGTGTTTGATATATTTGTCGATGGTGAATTGAAAGACCAAGATGCTAAGACTAAGGACTATCAATTGAATCTAGAACAACATATTCTGAAAATGAATGAGAGTTCATTTAGACAAATTGTGGTACTTGGTTCAGGGTCATTCGTTCCGTTCATGAGATTACCTGCACCACAACGTAGGTCTATTATTGAAGAGTTATTAGGTATACAGATATTCTCAGTAATGAATGACATCAACAAGGACCGTCTATCTAATTTAAAGGATGATATAAAAGATAATAGTTACGATGTCAAACTAACAGAAGAAAAGATTGGAATGCAAAAGAAGAATCTGGAGAATCTGAGGAACAAGGATGAGAATAGGATAACAGAGATTAATGTAGATATTGTTGGGAATCAAAAATCAATAGAGACTATTACAGAAACGATTGATAGATATCGTTCTGATATTGATAAGATGGCTGGTAGTATTACTGATGAGTCTACTGTCAATGATAGACGTTCTAAGTTATCTAAATTCAGAGCTAAGTTCACCTCATCTAAAAATAGTCTACAGAAGGAGATATTATTTTTCAACACTAATCAACATTGTCCAACTTGTTCACAAGGAATTCTAGAAGAACATAAAGATACAATGTTAATGACTAGAGAAGATAAGATGACAGAACTCGAAACTGCAATGTCAACATTGGGGAAAGAACTCACTAAAATAGAAGAGAGAGTTGACTCAATAGAAACAGTTAGATATGATATAGGTGATATTGAGAGTAAGATATCAAGGAATAATAATTCTATCAGTGCTATCAACAAGTATATCACTAAACTACATAATGAGATTAATATCATTCTAGCAGCTGATGTGGAACTGATGGATGACTCAGAGTTGAATAGATTGAATGTGTTATTGGATAAGTTAAGTAATAATAAGTATGAACTATTGGAAATACAACAACACCACCTTATAGTTGCATCAATGTTAAAAGATACTGGCATCAAGACTAGAATCATTAGAAACTATCTGCCAGCAATGAACAAACTGATAAACAAATATTTGTCAGCGATGAATTTCTCAGTATCATTCAGTCTAGATGAAAACTTCACTGAGATTATTAAATCGAGATATCGTGACGAATTCTCCTATGCATCATTTAGTGAGGGTGAGAAGTTACGTATTGATTTAGCACTCTTATTTACTTGGAGAGAAGTCGCTAAGTTGAGGAATTCAACTAACTGTAATTTACTTATTCTAGATGAAGTATTCGATTCGTCATTAGACCAAACTGGGATAGATGACTTCTTAGCAATACTTAGGACATTAGGAAAAGAAACAAATACATTCGTGATATCACACAAGGGAGCAGAGATTGAATCCAAGTTCGACAAACTACTTAGAGTCAAGAAACAGAAGAATTTTTCAACTATTTTGTAATTATTTTTGAAAATACTTACATAGGCCTCGTATTTATGGTATAATATGTACATAAGTTGATAAAAAGAGAGGTAAAATATGTCTAATGTTATATCGTTTGAATCCAAGTCTTCGCTTGCTAAATTAATGGCAACAGAAGATTTGTCTGTTGAACACAAAAATGTTTCTACTGCATCATTTGATGTGAAGAATAGGGTTCTAACTCTTCCTAAATGGGAAGAGATGGGAGTTGTTGTATATGATGGTCTGATTGGTCATGAGATTGGTCACGCACTTTTCACTCCGGCAGATGGTTGGAAAAAAGCAGTGGAGGAAACTTCAGGGTTTCACTCATACTTAAATGTTGTTGAGGATGCACGAATTGAAAAGAAAGTTCGTATTGCATATCCAGGGATGGTTCGTGGGTTCTATAATCTATACACTGACTTAATGGATAAAGATTTCTTTGGTCTTCGTGGTAAAGATATTAATGATTATCCATTAATTGATAAAATTAATATTCACTTTAAAGCAGGTTATCGTGCTGGTGTCGTATTTGATGGTTTCGAAACTGAAATGGTTGATATGGTTGCTAAAGCAGATACTTGGGACGAAGTCGTTGTTGCCGCCAAAATGATTTATGAATATGCTAAAGAAGAACAAAATGAAATGGATATTGTTAATGATATCTTTGATGTAGAAGATGGCGATGGTGATAATGATTTAGATTACGATGATGGTTCTGAAGTTACCAATGATTCTAGAAATATCGATAGTGATGGTGAAGGAGATAGTGATGGGGATGATGACGAGGGTGAGGATGGTGAGGATGCTGGTAAAGCGTCTGAGCAAGAGATAGACCCTAAATCACACACTCAATCCAACTTTGATGAAACAGTCGAAGGTATGACTGACACTAGTGGACGGGATAATCTTTATATTGACCTACCAAAGGTTGATGAGGATAAAGTTAAAATCCCTTATAGTAAAGTTCTAAAAGATATGAGTGATCACTATGATACTACTAGTGATGGTGACAGAAATGTTGGTGATGGTTATGTTGAACGAAATAATTCAGATGTGATGGAAGCATACAATACATCATATAACAAGTTCAAAAAAGATTCAATTCCAACTGTGAATTATCTTGTAAAAGAATTTGAAATGAAAAAAGCAGCGACTGCTCATCTTCGAACCAATATCTCAAAAACTGGTACTCTAGATACAAATAAGATGCACTCTTACAAATACAATGAGGATATCTTCAAACGTATTTCTACTGTTAAAGATGGTAAGAACCACGGACTAATAATGTATGTTGATTGGTCGGGTTCAATGTATGACAATATTTTCGGAACGATTAAACAGACACTAAACTTAGTAATGTTTGCTCGTAAGGTTGGTATCCCATTTGAAGTCTATGCATTTACAAACGGTATGTCTGACCCATCACCTTTTGAGTTTGATAAAAAAGGTTCTTCAAATATTCTAGTTGGAAAGAAATTGAGTTTGATTCAGTTCTTCAGTCACAAAATGAATACTAAACAGTTCAATTCAATGTGTAAATACTTCTATTTCTTAGGTGGTATGATGAGCAGAGAAAACATTAATCTGCTTCCATATTGGGCTTACACTACTGTTCCTGAGGGTTATCGTATGGGTTCTACACCATTGAATGAAGCAATTATGGTTTCAATCGATATGGTTAATAGATTCCGAAGTGAGACAGGTGTTGAAAAGATTCACACCATTTTCCTTACTGATGGTGACACTGATGGTAACAGTTACTATTATGATGGCGCTAGAGATTGTAATGTTAGTTTCAATGGTTATCGTACAGATATTTATCTACGCGACCCAACTACCAAAGTTACACGTAAGATTGATGCTTGGAATATGACTGATGATTTATTAATGTTCCTACGTGAACGTACCGGAGCAGAGGCAGTTGGATTCTTTATTCTTGCTAATACTAAACAGATGCCTCGTTGGAAAAGTTGGGATAACGTTGCTGAAGGTCGTAAAGAACTTAAGAAAAATGGCTTTACTACTGCTGATGGGACAGGATATTCAGAGTTCTATTTGATTAAAGGTGGAAAGGATTTAGATACCAGCACTGAAGAATTAACAATTAAGGAAGACGCTAAGCGCGGTGCAATGACTACTGCATTTAAGAAGTTTGCCAAAGGCAAGCGTGTGAGCAAAGTTCTACTTTCTCGATTTGTTGATATGGTTGCATAAAACTTTCTTTCGAAAATAAGTGAGAAATCACTTGACTTTATGTGAAGTCTCGTGTATAATACGTAGTGTGATGAGTTGTTTTTCTAGACTCAAATTTGATGTTTTTTTTTATTATGGAGATATATTATATGGCTATTAGAGTTGATTTAAATACTTTTGCTACAGCAGCAATGGAAACATTTGGTACTTTACAGGTTACCAACAAACAGATGATAAAAATCAGTGGAGATTATGAATACTTAATCCCTGGAGAAATCTGGAATACTGATAATAAAGTTAGTCGAGGAGTGTACAACATTCCTGCTAAGTTAGATGAAACGGTGGTGATGAAAGTTAGTACTGCAGTTTCTGAAGTGGTTGAAAAAGTTGTGGGGTCTGTTCAGAAGACAGTATCCACTGTTGTTTCTTATATTCCACCAAAAGACCCTACTTTCATTAAGTGGGGTAACTACCGAGACCTTGAAACGGTAATTAAATCTAGAAAATTCTATCCCGTATTTATCACAGGTCTATCAGGTAATGGTAAAACGATGGGAATTCGTCAAGCGTGTGCCAATCTTAATCGTGAACTTATTCGAGTTAACTTTACAGTTGAAACTGATGAGGATGATTTGATTGGTGGTTTTCGTTTGTTGAATGGTGAGACAGTATGGCAAGACGGACCTGTCGTTGAGGCAATGCGACGTGGTTCTGTCTTACTTCTTGACGAAATTGATTTGGCTTCACACAAAGTGATGACACTTCAGAGTGTGTTAGAAGGACAAGGTGTTTTCTTGAAAAAGATTAACGAGCAAGTACTTCCAGCAGAAGGGTTCACTGTTATTGCTACTGCCAATACAAAAGGTAAAGGGTCAGATGATGGACGTTTCGTTGGAACGAATATTTTGAATGAAGCTTTCCTTGACCGATTCCCTGCAACATTTTACCAGGAATATCCATCTGAACCTAATGAGAAGAAAATCTTGAATGCTGTAATGAAGTCATTGGTTAAAAAGGTTGGAAAGGATGAGGAAGCATTTGTTGATAATCTTGTTCGTTGGGGTTATATCATCCGTAAGACTTTCGAGGATGGTGGAATTGACGAAGTGATTTCTACTCGCCGTCTTGTTGATATTGTTAAAACTTTTTCAATCTTTAACAATAAAGAAAAGTCAATTGCTATGGGTACTGAACGCTTTGATGATGATACTAAAGCATCTTTCCGTGACTTATACGAAAAGATTGATGCTAACCTTGATGGTGAAGGTACTAGTACTGTAGAGGAGACTGTGGCGGCAGTTGCTTCTGAGGAATGTTCACTCTAGAAAAACAATTCTGACTAATTGATGGTGGATTAATCTCCACCATTTTTAAAATAAGAATTAAAATAATTGAAATTCGTTATAAGTATAACGTATAAGATAATGTAAATAATGTAAATAATGGAGGAAGTGAAATGAAACTTGATAAAAAGACTATTGGAATATTAGAAAACTTTTCTGGAATCAATCAATCGATTGCCCAGTATAGTGGAGACGTAATTAAAACTATTTCAGTACAGAAAAATATTTTAGCAAAAGCAACTGTAGGGGATTCATTCCCTCAAGACTTTTGTGTTTATGATTTAAAAGAATTCTTAAGTGGTATATCACTGTTTCAAAATCCCGATATTGATTTTGATACACAGTACATGACTATTACAGATTCTTCGGTTGGTGGTGGTAAAACTCTTTATTACTATGCTGATGAGTCAATCATCGTCAAACCTGAGAAGGATATTACTATGCCACCAGCAGAAGTGTCAGTGACTTTGTCTGCCGCAAACTATGATAAGTTATTGAGAGCAGCAGCAGTTTATATGTTGCCTGATTTCTGTATCCGTTCTGATGGTGAATCAGTGGTAGCAGAAGTACTTGATAAGAACTCACCAACAAGTAATACGTACTCGCGTGAATTGTCTGTTGATGGTTCTAATGGTGCTACGTTCAAATTCTTCTTTAAGGTTGAGAACATGAAAATCCTTAAGGGTGATTACGACTTAGAGATTTCGTCTAAATTTATTAGTCACTTTACACATAAGACTGAAGCGTTGGAATATTGGATTGCTCTAGAGCCAGATTCAACATTCGAGCAATAGAATGAGTAGAGAACAATTTCTATGGGTCGAAAAGTACAGACCAAAAACAATATCGGAATGCATTCTACCAAAAGACATTAAGAGTACGTTCCAAGAGTTTGTAGACAATAAAGAGATTCCTAATCTATTACTTTCTGGTTCTGCAGGTTCTGGAAAGACTACAGTCGCTAGAGCATTATGTAATGAGTTGGAAGCTGACTACATTTTGATAAATGGTTCAGAAGAATCAGGAATCGATGTACTACGCAATAAGATTAAGAACTTTGCATCAACTGTAAGTCTATCGGGTGGAATCAAAGTTGTCATATTAGATGAGGCTGATTATCTCAATCCAAATAGTACACAACCAGCATTACGTGGATTCATTGAAGAGTTTAGTAATAACTGTAGGTTTATCTTAACTTGTAATTTTAAGAATCGTCTTATCGACCCTATTCATTCTCGTACTAGTGTAATTGATTTTCAGGTATCTAAAAAGAATCAACCTGAACTAATGGGACAATTCATGAATAGATTAATTACTATTCTTGATGTAGAGCAAATCCAAATAGAGAACAAGGCTGTACTAGCAGAGATGATTAAGAAACATTTCCCTGACTATAGGAGAATGTTAAATGAGTTGCAAAGACACTCATCTTCTGGTATAATAGATGCAGGAGTATTGTCTCAAATATCGAATGCTAATATCGATAGTCTTATAGGCAATCTTAAAAAGAAACAATTTACAGATATGAGAAAGTGGGTTGCACTGAATATAGACAACGACCCTATCAGTATCATTCGTAAGATATATGATGGTATGTATGACTTCTTGAAACCTGAGAGTATTCCTCAAACAGTTTTGATTCTAGCAGACTACCAATACAAGGCAGCGTTTGTCGCTGACCAAGAGATTAATCTTGTTTCTTGTTTAACTGAAATTATGATGGAGAGTGAGTTTAAATGATTAGAGAGATATCATATAGTGAGGCATTAGCCTTTAGGAATAACATCAATAAAAAGATAACAGGTATATACTTTATCAGTAAGAACTGTAGTGCTTGTAAACACGTTATAGATAATCTAATAACACCACTATCCGAAAATGAATTTAAAGATACTATCGATTTCTACACAATCACCATTGATGGTGATGATAGACATAATATACCATTCCCACCATTGAGAACTCCAGTGGGATATTTCTTCATTAAAGGCCGCTTAACGATTAGAGAGGGAGCTGCTCCAATGAATATTATTACTGATGAGTTAAATAAGATGGTATCAATTTACAATGGTGACTTAGATTTTGACGCAACATTTACACCATCACCTGAGGTAGATGATGGCAAAGCTGGGTGAGTATTTAACAGACATTAATTTTAAGAAAGCCCATCTATTACGTTCTGATGAGTTGGAAGAGAAAGCATATCCACCGTTTATTATTAATCGTAGTTTATCTTATTTTCAAGAGAATGTATATCTTGTCAATGAAATGAATATGCGACCAAGTATAGATAAACTGTTACAGTATGATTTCTATATCCATTCAATTAGACCAAAGAAAAGATTTGCAAAGTGGACGAAACCCCAAAAAGACGATGTTATAAATATCATAAAGAAGTACTATAACTATAGCAATGAAAAGGCTCAACAAGTCTCTGAATTGTTATCAGATAGTGAGATTGAATATTTAAAATATCGTTTGAGAAAGGGTGGGAAACATGGATAACATAATAAAGTGGTCTCCTGATGATATGATTGAAGTAACTATTGAGGAAGATGATGATTTCTTAAAAATTAAGGAAACTCTGACAAGAATGGGTGTAGCGTCTAGAAAGAACAATACACTATATCAGTCCTGTCATATCTTACACAAGCAGGGTAAATACTACATCGTTCATTTTAAGGAATTATTCGGCATAGACGGAAAGTCTGTCAACATTACAGAAAGTGACATTGAGAGAAGAAATGCTATAGTGCATTTACTCGAAGAATGGGGACTACTAAAGATGTTAGACTCAGATAAAGCATTACCAAAAAGTGCAATCAATCAATTTAAGATTTTACCATTCCGTGAAAAAGAGAGTTGGAATCTTACACCAAAATACAATATAGGTAATACGAATTAACGGAGATAGAAATGGCGGGAATGGAAACTCAATATGGTCATATAGAATTTGATAGTAACTATGACTTTGGATTTGAGGCAGTAGATGAAACAGAATACGAAACCCATAACCAAGAGACTAGCGAGATTGTTAGAACAGTTAGTGAAGGTATGGATCGTGAATTCTCGAATGAATTACAACTCCTAACTAATAAGATTGATGCTCTTGTCCAGTCACAACAATCAGACCGTGATGAACTTGACGCTCGTAAGGTAGAAGTGGAGATAGAAGTAAACTCTAAATTGGTAGAGATTGAAAAGATGATATTGCCCTTGTTACATAATCTATTAAAGAATAAGGATAAGGAATACATCTATTGGCCGAATAGAGAAGTAATAGTAAAAGAACAAATAAATAAAGTACTTGCAGTTACTCGTGGTTAAAAAAGTACTTGACTTTTAATTGGAAATGTGTTATAATAGTTAAACTATAATATACAAATAAAGGTAAATTAATGATAATTCGTAAAATGTTTAAGTTCGAAAATGCACACGTTGTTAGAAATTGTTATTCAGAAAGATGTAAATATTCAATTCACGGACACTCATATGAGATTGAAGTACTCTTCAAATCCCGCAAATTAGATAAAGCTGGTATGGTACTAGACTTTGGAATAATGAAGCAGGGCATTAAAGATGTAATAGATTCTTGGGATCATTCCACACAGTTTTGGGATAAAGACGATCCAGAATACATAGCAGCAATCAAAAAGTTTTCAGCAAGATGGATATCACTTCCAGTGTCTCCATCGGCAGAACAAATGAGCAGAGTATTCTTTGTTCTAGTAGATGAGTTTTTATCTAAGTCTGAGTTTCATAATGGTGAAGATGAAAATATAATACTGCATAGTGTTGTAGTCCACGAAACACGTACCGGATATGCCGAGTGTTTTAAAGACGATGCATATAATGATTTTGACAACGGAGCTATCAAAATTTCTGATATAGTCTTTAGTGATGCTATTAGAGACGAATGGTCAGATAGAGATATGATGAAAAATCTTCTCAATGGCGATAGTATTGTATATAAGGAACCCGAACAACAAGTATAGTATATGAATAGAAAGATGAATTTTACCAATATTAATATTGATGATTATGAAGATGATAATTACCCTATATTCGAAAGAATAAAATCAACAAAACCTAAACCTAAGACTGAACGATATTCCTCTAAAGACGATATCAAAAACAGAATCAAGGAACAGAGAATTTTAAAAAATAGTTCTTGACAAACTACAGCGTTTGTGGTATAATTAAGCAACAGTGTAAAAAACCTAAATAAATATATTAGGTATAAAAGGAGAATATATAATGGCTTTTAGTCCACATAAAACTGACCCTGTTCTGGGTCAACAAGTACACCAACATCTATTAGATATTGGTTTAGAAACACCAATGATTAAAGATGATACGTCAGATGAAGTTAAGATTGCCTTAATAGAAGAAAACATGTTTGACATATTGAGTACATTGGGATTAGATATGAGCGATGACTCATTAGAAGATACACCAAAGAGAGTAGCAAAGATGTTTGTTAAAGAGTTCTTTTGGGGACTCAATCCAGACCACTTTCCTAAGTGTACAACAGTTCAAAACAAAATGAAATATGATACAATGGTTGTTGAGAGAAACATTACCGTAATGAGCAACTGTGAACATCATATTGTAACCATTACAGGGAATGCTACAGTAGCATACATCCCTGATGATAAAGTACTTGGTTTATCTAAGATGAATCGTATAGTCGAATACTTCAGTAGAAGACCACAGATTCAAGAGAGATTGACTGAACAAATCTATCACGCATTAGCATACATTCTTGGAACACCTAATGTTGCAGTAATGATTGATGCTGAACACTTCTGCGTTAAGACTCGTGGAGTAGAAGATATAAATTCAAGTACTATTACAAGTAAATTAGGTGGATTATTTATTGAGGTTCCAGAAGTTCGTGCAGAATTCATGGCCATTGCAAACAAATGTTAATATAGGAAAAATTATATAATGAAAAGAGCGATATACTACCCTGCGTTAGCAGGAACATTTTCTTCGTACTTGTACGGAAATACAGATGAAGAATTAAAAGCAAAATCACCAGCATTCACTAAGTCTGCAAGATTCTTCGATAGTACTACAGAGGGTTATTTCAAACATCCATACGTATTACTATCAGCAGCACATCACTATAAATTAGATAACTTCAGAGAGAAGATGGGATGTAGTCCTGATACCCAAGTGTTTATTGACTCAGGTGGTTATCAATTGGCTACAGGTGTAATCAGTGAAAAGAATTATGGCAATGAAGTTGCACTTAAATTCTCTGAAGCCAATGGTGACATCTTCCCAATTCTAGATAGACCAGGTGCTGAGAGAAAAATAAAAGATAAGAATTCTCCTGTATTAACATTTAATGATAGATTAGATTTAACGAAAGTATCAGCACAGTACTATCTTGATAATAGAACACGTGATAACACTACTGTGATGAATGTTGTACAAGGCAGTAACATGAATAGTGTAATCCCTTGGTATAATGCAATGAAGCAATATCCATTAGATGGATGGGCTCACGGTGGTCATCTTGCCAACATGAAAACTATTCTAAGTACAATCATCCACTTGTGGAATGATGGTGAATACGACAAAGATACAATTAAAGTACATCACGTATTTGGTATTAGTAGAGCAGTGGTAATGTTGTATCTTGCAGTCGTTCAAGACGAATTAAACAAACACGGTGTTGATATTCAGATTACTTATGACAGTTCTTATTTTACTAGAACGTTTGCATTTGGTGACTACTTTATGAGTGAAGAGTCAGGACCTCTATATCAGAAGTCTGCTGGATTCACTTCATTGACTCTATCTAATAGATTTGATTATAGTAATGTACCTGATGATGCTAAACTTCCTTGTATTTGTCCTATCTGTAGAGATATTGTAGACATCAAAGAATTCTTAACCAACTCAGTTCCATTCTATACTTTAGGAGCATCACATAATCTATACCAGATGTTACGCTATAAGGATGTGGTAGAGGATATGTTATATATGGGAATTGATGCTGCTATTGAATCAGCAATACCAACTCCAATTTGGAATAACGTAATGGTGATTAAAGAGGCATTCAATAACCCTATAGATGGTATCAATATTATCAATCGTGGTTGGGATAATCCAAAGGTGGCTAGACGATGGAAACAAGAGCAGAAATCTAAAGTAAATAATACTGCACAATCACTTGACTCTTTCTTCTAATTGTGGTAAAATATAACTATGAAATTTTATACAAATGTAGATGTACTGGGCAATAATGTAGCAGTACGGGGTGTTGAGGATGGAGTACCATTTGAGGAGAAAGTTGATTTTTCTCCAACGATGTTTATCCCATCTTTAAGTGAAAGTAAATTTAAAACTTTAGAGGGTGATGATGTAGAACCAATAAAACCTGGATCAATAAATGAGACTAGAGACTTCATGAAGCGATATGAATCTGTAGAGAATTTTAAGGTCTATGGTATGAACGATTATAAACTTCAGTATATCTCAAAAGGATATAGTGGTGATGTAGAATTCGATATAGACTCTATTCGTATATGGAATATCGATATCGAAGTTGATTCAATAGATGGATTCCCTAAACCCGAAGTGGCTAAAGCAATCATTAATGCTATCACAGTAAGAGATAGTATCACTAAGAAGTATACTGTATGGGGTCTAGATGATTTCACTACTGACAGAAAAGATGTAGAATACAGACAGTTCAGTAAAGAGACTGAACTACTCAAAGACTTCTTAGCCAAATGGAGACTGACAACACCAAATGTTATCACTGGGTGGAACGTAGAAGGATTTGATATTCCATATATCGTTAATAGATTCGCACGTGTATTCTCACCTAAAACGGCTAAGGAACTATCTCCTTGGAAAAGAATTAATGAACGTAAAGTCAGGGCGATGTTTGGAAAGGAACAGATTAAATATGATATCGCTGGTGTTTCAGTAGTTGACTATCTTGCTCTATATAGGAAGTTTACATACACAACACAAGAGAATTACAAACTAGACCACATTGCATATGTGGAACTAAATGACCATAAGTTGTCGTATGAGGAAGAGGGTTCACTACATAATCTTTCTAGAGTTAACTACCAGAAGTTTATTGAATACAATATCAAAGACGTAGAGATTGTACAGCGTTTGGACGATAAGATGAAACTAATGGAATTAGTATTCACAATGGCATATGATGCTCACATCACATTCCAAGATGTATTCTCTCCAGTGAAAACTTGGGATGCCATCATCTATAATTATCTAAGAAAAGATAATATCGTAATCCCACCACAAAATCATACTAGTGGTGATAAGTACGCAGGTGCATATGTTAAAGACCCTATCTGTGGATTCCACGATTGGGTTGTATCGTTTGACTTAGCATCACTATATCCTCATCTAATAATGCAGTATAACATTTCACCTGAGACTATTGTAGATGATTATCTAGAAGTCAATGTAGATGATTTGGTTAATAAAGAAGTTGACACTAGTTCAGCACACGAGAGTGAGTATTCTCTAGCAGCCAATGGTCACATGTTCAGAAAGAATAAACGTGGATTCTTACCAGAGTTAATGAATAAGTTATACTTGGAACGTAAAGTATTCAAGAAACAGATGTTGGAAGCTCAACAAAGAAAAGAAGATGGTGAAGATGTTGGAAACGATATTGCAAAGTATAACAACTTTCAGATGGCACGTAAGATTCAATTGAACTCAGCATATGGTGCAATTGGTAATCAATACTTTAGATATTACAGTTTAGCGAATGCAGAAGCAATCACCCTTTCTGGTCAATTATCTATTAAGTGGATTGCTAATAAACTAAATGATTATTTCAATGACTTGTTAAAGACTGACAACTATGACTATGTTGTGGCAATCGATACTGACTCAAACTATCTCCGTTTAGGTAATCTTGTTAATAGAATATTTGGTGATAAAGTGAATACTCCTGAAGAGAAGACAAAGATTGTAAACTTCTTGGATACTATTTCTAAAGAGAAAATCGAACCATTCATTACTGAGTGTTACGAAGAGTTAGCAGAGTATATGAATGCATATGAACAGAAGATGTACATGGAACGTGAAGTGATTGCTGATAAAGCAATTTGGACAGCAAAGAAACGTTATGCTCTCAATGTATATGACAATGAAGGTGTACGATATGCAGAACCTAAGATGAAAGTAATGGGTCTTGAGATTGTTAAATCTAGTACTCCTGAAGTGGTTCGTAACAAGTTGAGAAAGGTAGTTGAGTTAATTCTAAATACGGACAATGATACAGTTATCGAGTACATTGAAGATTTCAGAGAGCAATTTAATAAACAGAAACCACAAGACATTGCCTTCCCTAGAGGAGTCAATGGACTTGAGAAATATAGGAATGGTGATGGGTATACTAAAGGAACTCCGATTCACGTAAGAGGGTCACTACTATATAACAATCTGATTAGAAAACATAAATTGCTTAAGACAGTATCACAAATCCAAGAAGGTGATAAGATTAAGTTTATCTATCTAAAAGAACCAAATACAATACAAGAAAATGTTATTGCATTTCAAGGTGGAATTCCTATCGAATTTGACTTGACAAAGTACGTGGATTATGATATAATGTTCTCAAAGACATTTCTAGAACCCTTAAAAACGATTCTAGATGCTATCAATTGGAAACATGAAGTAACAGCTACATTAGAAGATTTTTTTAATTAAGGAGGAAATATGAGTTTATTAATTGAACGATTGCAAGCGGCTGCTGCAATCAAGAGTACAGTACTATCAGAGTCAACTTTATATAAAGATAAGGACGTTATTCCTACAGGAGTACCAATGATCAATGTTGCATTGAGTGGAAGACTCGATGGTGGATTAACATCAGGATTGACGATATTGGCAGGTCCTTCGAAACATTTTAAGACTGCCTTTGGTATTCTTTTAATGGGTGCGTTCTTAAAGAGGCATAAAGACTCTATCTGCTTATTCTATGATAGTGAGTTCGGCACCCCAGAGAAATATTTCGATGCGTTTGGTGTTAATACTGAAAGAGTATTACATACTCCAGTAATGGATATCGAAGAATTGAAATTCGATATAATGAAGAAAATGAAGGAGATTGGAAAGAAAGATAAGGTATTCATCTTTATTGATTCTATTGGTAATCTTGCTTCAAAGAAAGAAGTTGATGATGCATTGAATGAAAAGTCTGTTGCAGACATGACTCGTGCTAAACAGATTAAGAGTCTATTCCGTATGGTGACACCGTATTTGACCACTAAGGATATTCCATTAGTAGCAGTCAATCATACATACCAAACACAAGAAATGTTCTCTAGACCAGTAGTTTCCGGCGGTACTGGTGTAATGTATTCAGCGGATAACGTTTGGATCATTGGACGTTCTCAAGAGAAGACTGGCAAAGAGTTAAATGGATATTCATTTAATATCAACATTGAGAAGTCAAGATTTGTTAGAGAAAAAAGTAAGATTCCTATTGTAGTAACCTTCGAAGGTGGTATAAATAAGTGGTCTGGTTTGTTAGACGTAGCAGTGATATCAGGACACGTGATTAAACCAAAAGTTGGATGGTACACTAGACCGTCTGTAGATGGTGATAAAAATTGGAGAGCAGCAGAAACAAATAGGAAAGAGTTCTGGTTGCCTATCCTCGAAGAAACTGATTTCCCTAAATGGGTTCAAGAAAGATATACACTAGGTATGACTGAAATGGTACAAGAAGAAGATGAATAAATTTGATGAGAAATTTTATGTTAGATTAACTGATGGTGCTGTAGTTGAGGTTACTAACATAGGTATTGACGAAAACAATATCGATAGTGCTGGTAACCTTGCATTATCTTATGAAATGGTATTGACTGAGAATCCTAATAATGTCTCATTAGATGAAGTAGCTGATGAAGTTAATGATACTATAATGAAACTATTTAAAGAGACATTGAAACTATTTGATGAGGAAGACATAATTGACGCTTGAAAGTACAATAATTCAAAATCTTATATTTAATGAAGATTACACCCGAAGAGCCTCCCACTTCCTAAAAGCAGAATATTTTCACGATGGTGTGGATAAGGTTATCTTCGAAGAGATTAGAGAGTTCATTAATAAGTACAATAACAGGCCTACTAAAGAGGCATTGATTATTGCTATGGATGCACGTGAAGATATATCTTCTACACAATATACTCAAGCCGTAGAAGAGATATCATCATTTGAAAATGAGAATTCAGACATGGAATGGTTGTTGGATACCACAGAAAAATTCTGTAGGGATAAGGCAGTGTATAATGCTATAATGGAATCTATTACTATTATCGATGATAAGACGGGAAAGCAGAATAAGTCAGCAATCCCAGATTTATTAAGTGATGCTCTGGCAGTATCATTTGACACTCATATTGGTCACGATTTCTTAGAGAACGCAGATGAACGTTTCGACTTCTATCATAGGAAAGAAGAACGTATTCCATTTGATATAGACTATCTAAATGAGATAACTAAGGGTGGTATACCAAAGAAGACATTGAATATCTTCTTAGCAGGTCCTGGTGTTGGTAAGACACTAGCAATGACTCATATAGCATCAAACTGTTTAACTCAAGGTAATAACGTACTCTATATCACAATGGAGATGGCTGAGGAGAGAATTGCAGAACGTATTGATGCTAACTTGTTGAACGTAACGTTGAATGACTTAGAGAAGTTATCGAGAACTGCATACGAGAAGAAGATTAATAAAGTCAAAGATTCTACTAAAGGGAAACTGATTGTTAAAGAATATCCAACTGCAACAGCACACTCTGGACATTTTAAAGCGTTATTAAAGGAACTAAAAATGAAGAAGTCATTTGTTCCTGATATAATCTTTATTGACTATCTTAACATTTGTGCTTCGGCAAGATATTCTGGTGGGTTATCTGGTATTAATAGTTACACCTATGTTAAAGCAATTGCAGAAGAGTTACGTGGATTAGCAGTTGAATATAACGTTCCACTATTCTCAGCAACACAGACCACACGTTCAGGATACTCAAATAGTGATGTTGGATTAGAAGATACGAGTGAATCGTTTGGACTTCCTGCAACAGCTGATATGATGTTGGCACTTATATCTACAGAAGAATTAGAGGATTTAAATCAGATAATGGTTAAACAATTAAAGAATCGTTATGGTGATATGAATAAGAATAAAAGATTTGTAATTGGTATTGACAAACCGAAGATGAGATGGTATAATGTAGAAGAAGATGCACAAAGTGAACTAGTGATGCCTGACCAAGTTGTCGAGACTTCACAATTCAATAGATCAAAGAATGAGGATAAGAAAGCCACATTCAAGAAATTTCAAGTTTAATAGGAGTATATCATTCAAAAAGATAATAAAGAAGTATTAGGGCTTATCAAAGAGTTACAAGAGTACTTACAAACATTAATCGTCAAGTATAGTAAATAGGAGTATATTATGTGTTCAATTGTAGGATGGTATGGTGATGTACCAGACGAAGTAAAAAACCATTTATTAACCAAGGCTAATGAGCGTGGTAGAGATGGATATGGTTTTCAAGTAACTAGTCCGTATGGTGAAGTTAGGAATGACTCTAATGTAATGAGTGAGGAAGACAAACGGGTTATATGTAATAGTAATAGGGTCTTAGGAAATTTCAGAGCAACTCCCACAACGGAGTCTGAAACTGCCGTAGGTATATTACAACCATATGATGGTATTGTCCACAATGGTGTTATTGCTAATGATAAAGACTTTGCAGACCTACCAATTGACTCAATGGTATTACCATTAATAATAAAGTCTAGGGAGTTTGAAGATTCACTTTCACAAATACAAAAAATTAAAGGGAGTTTTGCTCTTGCATATCATAGTAAGAATGGTGTAATCTTAGCAGCGAACTTCAAACCTATTTACTACTATCAGTGTGATGACTATTTAATCTGGGCATCCACACCAGATATGATTCTTGCACCAAGTGTTGCATTACCACCTTATAGTATAATGGAAATTGATTTAGTAGGAGGAAATAATAGAACAGTTGAGATACCAAGAACACAGTCTAATAAGGTTGTGGTCAGCGCCTCTTCTGGATTAGATTCCACAGTGGTAGCATACATGTTAAAAGAACAGGGATATGATGTTACGTTAGTTCATATGTTATATGATTGTCTTGCAGAGGGAAATGAAGTAGATAGAATCGAAAAGATTGCAAAAGATGGTGGATTTGATTTAGAATTTATTAAAATGCCTAACGTGATGAGAGGAACAATCACTGAAGGGACTTACCACAAGGATAAAATTGCAGGAACTGAATATGCAGAGGATTGGGTATCAGGTAGAAATTTACTGATGTTGTCAATATTAACTGCTTGGGCAGAATCCAATGAGTTTGGATATATTGCATTTGGTGGTAATCTTGAGGAGAGTGGTGCATACCCTGATAATGAACAAGAATTTGGTAGACTCTTTAATAACATTCTACCATATGCTACACAGAATGGTGTTAAAATTGAATTACTCCAACCTATCTCAACATTTATGAAACACGAGATTGTTAAAGAAGGTATACGTCTAGATGTTCCGTTTGAGATGACGTGGTCTTGTTATTCTGATGAAAAACTACATTGTGGTAATTGTGCTCCTTGTTTTATGAGGAAAACTGCATTTGAGAGAAACGGAGTTAAAGACCCTGTTTTTAGAAATAGAGTATCTATTGATGGAGTGTTTTAATGTATAGACTAACAAAAATTGATGGAATAGGAAACGAACAATCATTTGGAGTGATGGTTAAGGATGGAATCATTACTAAGTCATTTTCTTCTGATGATAATATCAACGAACCAACTGTAGGCAGTGTATTACTTGTTGAGGGTGGTTCTCAGTGGTATAAGACTGAGACAGTCACAAAGATTTTAAAAGATGATGATGGTCTTTCAATTCACCATCGACAAGTAACATTTGAAACAGTAAATGGTTCTGTTTATAAGTGGGAGATTCAATGACCTATACAGAACCTACACCTCTTAAACAACTCTCAGCATCAAAAGCTAATGAAGTTTTATTAACCTTAGTAAGGGCTCATTTGGAGTTAGAAGAGAAAGTGAAACATTTAACTAAATTAATAAATGAAAAAGAAACCAATCAAGAATAAAATATTACACGCAGTAAGAACTCCAATGTTCAGAAAGCGTGTACATCTTGATAAGAAAAAAGAATCTAAAAAGGAAGGAGTAAAATGAATAAAGTAACTAAAGTAAGTGCAGTATGGTGTGGCCCGTGTAAACAGTATGCACCAATTTTTGAATCAGTAACTAAGGATTTAGAGAATTGGGATATCCTGTCATTAGATGTGGACACTGATGAGGGTAAAAAGTTTGCAGAGAAACACGGATTACGAGGAGTTCCAGCAACAGTATTTGAACGTGAAGGTGAAGAACCTACAGTGTTGATGGGGTCTAAATCTAGTGTAGAACTTTTAAAATTATTTGAATAAAAGGAGTAGTAAAAATGAGAAAAATATATGATATTGAAGAAGAAACATATAGGTTAGAAATAACTATCTTCACTAACTTTAAAGGAACAGAAGAAGAAGCAATAGCAAAATTAGAAGAAGATTTAAATGGATTTAAGAGTGGTGATGCAGGGTGGTTTAGTGATAACTATGTGCCTTCTGACCAAATGAAGCACCCTCAATATGTGCAGCAAGAAATCTCTGACCCTGTTTTAAGAGCTAGGCAGGCAGAAAGAGACGCTAGACAAGTGAAAAAAATATTAAACAAACCAACCTATTTGACAGACGCAGGAGGTAAGTATCCTAAAGATAGGAAAAAAATGATTGATGTAATTATAGATAACATGGAGAATCACAATATTATTGCCACGGCGCATGAATGGTGGGATCCAATAAACAAAGACGATAACCCAATAGATTTTGCAATGTCTACCCACCATAGGAAGGAACACGAAGAATACATTACGTTTCTAGAAATATTAAAAAAAGAGGTAGTAAAAAATGGAATTATTTAGTGAATTTGTACTTGCCAGTGCTATGTTATATATGATGGCAATGGTAATCTTAGTTGGAATGAGTATTTATTCTAGAAATAGAAAAGTCGAAAGTGATAAAGAATAAAGAAACTATAATGGAAGGTTTCTTAGCAACAATATTCATAGTATCATTTCTATTCTTTGGACTCATAGGGATTGTCGTATTAGGTATCACCTCAATCATTATGGTGTTATATGCAATGGTACATTGTGTATTTTTCGATAGAAATGATAAATGAGTCTATCGAGAGAGTCTTGATATAATAAATATAAATATTACTAATTAATGAACTACTGACTCCTAATGGATAGATTTAAACATTTTTTCAATGAAGCAGCTGCTGCGAGTGTCGAACAGGCAATACTCAAAGATTTATCATCTAAACATGGAACCAAAGTCGGTTATAATACTGGCGGAAGGAATGGTAGATGGCATCTAAGATTCCCTGTTGGTGACGATGTCGCTGCCTACTTCTCAAGATATGGATACACAGTATCTGATGCTGATATCAGTATATCAGGACAATATGCTACCTATGTCATTAAATCTTCATTAGGAAAGGCATACTTCGTAAATCAAACTCGTTCGAATTCATCTATCAAGACTAAAGATTTAGCCCCTGACAGATTTGCTGGTCTAACCGGTGTAGAGTTAACATCAGCAGAAGTCATCAAAATAACTAAAGCAGGTATTGAAATTCTTCCTTACTCTGCTCCTATCAAGAATCTATTAAAAACATTACTAAAGGAATCATCCACAAAGGGTGCAAAATTCAGCATTGCACCAGCCACTGGTGGAATTACTCCTGCAGAATTACGTACTATATCAAATGACTTTGGTGAGATATGTTGTGCTTTATGGTCTATGAAGAACATTGGGTTTAGAAAAATCATATTCCCAAGTGCAATTAATGAACCATTAGTCGATTTTTATGGTATAATGGGTAGAATAAAATATCCTATATCAGTCAAATCTGGTGGTGGTTCTCCTACTTCTATTAAGAATATAAGTCTATTAATCAAAGAGAAGATTGCTGAACCAAGTTTCTTACAAGCATTCACGATGGGTGAACAGAAACTATTGAACGCTCTAATTGTATTGACTGAGATGAAGATAATGGAAGGTTGGGTTCACTCTCACGTAATATATCAGACTAAATCAATTAAGATATTAAGTAATGTAACTAAGATTCCAGTTAATGGAATGTCTGTACAAGCACTCAATGTTTGGTTAAAGGGTAAAGATTCTAATGAATTGAAGAAACTTCTGGCTGGATTCTATAAAGAATTAGGCAACGATGTTGGTAGAGATACTTGGAAGAAATATGACGATAACAATCTTAGAGAACCAGTTGGTGTCTTATTAGGTCCTATGGGACATTCTATTGTTAAAGTATTAAATTCAGATGAAGCATCAAAAGTGTTGACAAAAGTTGCACAACAGATTACACTACTACAAATGAACGTTGATGTTAAAACTAAGACATTATCATTCAAGAGAGAGAAATTTAAGAACTTCTCATTTAAGTTTAAATGGCAGGGAGGAGCACCAAACCCAAATAGAAATCGTTTAGGTTTTAGTGCAATAGTAAAATGAAGACATTTAAGAAATATATCAGTGAAGCAAAACTGACCCACCTAGAACATCTTGAGGATGCTATCTTCGATGCTGGGTATGAAGGTGGAGCACAAGCACTGAAGATACTAACTGATTTGGCAGATGCATTGACTGGTCATTCTGATAAAGCAGTGAACATTCAAGCGAAAGTAGATGGCGCCCCCTCAGTAGTCGCTGGTATCAATCCAGAGAATGGTAAGTTCTTTGTTGGTACGAAAGCCGTATTCAATAAGTCACCAAAACTTAATTACACAGCGTCTGACGTAGATAAGAATCACGGACACGCTCCTGCTCTTGCAGTAAAACTTAAAGTTGCACTTAAAGAATTTCCAAAGATGAACATCAAAGGAATAATCCAAGGTGACTTCATGTTCATACCATCTGATTTGGCTAAAGAAACTATTGATGGTAGTAAGTATGTGACATTCACACCAAACACTATTACATATGCAATCCCAGCAGACTCTACTCTCGCCAAGAAAATAACGAAATCTAAAGTTGGTGTAGTATGGCATACCACTTATAAGGGTGATACTATAGCAGATTTGTCTGCACAATTTAAGATAAATATTAGTGGGTTAAAGAAGAATAAAGATGTATGGTTTACTGATACTAATTTTAGAGATGTATCTGGCACAGCATCGCTGACTAAGTCTGAGATGAAATCAATTCTTGCAAAGATTCAGTTAGCACATAGAGAATTGAATACTCTAGATAAAGGCGCTTTAAAAATATTATTTGGTAAGACAGAGATTGCTGCAAACTTAAAAATCTATATTAATGACTTAACCAAACAAGGAAAGAGATTCAGTGGTAAACAGAAAGCAATTGGTGGGTTTATTGACTTCTTAAGAAAACGTTATCAGCCAATGATTGATAAGTTAAAGACAGAGAAGGGTAAAGCTAAGAAGAAGAAAGCATTAGAAGATTTAATTAATATTATTAATAAGAATCGTAAAGTGGGTGGTACACTCGCATATTCGTTAGAGTGGCACGATACTGTAGCAGACATCAAATTAATTCTCATTCGTAAGATGGAGAAAGTAAATAAGATACCAGCATTCATAAAGACTGATACTGGATATAAAGTAACAGGACCTGAAGGGTTTGTTGCAATTGATAAGTTATCTAACAGTGCTGTGAAGCTAGTAGATAGATTAGAATTTAGTAGGAATAATTTCAACGCAATTAAAAATTGGGGATAACCAAATGAAAAAATTTAAAGAATTAACTGAAGAGATTAATGAGGCAGCATCGTTTTCACCAAAGCAGATTGCTCAATTACGTAAGGAATATGATAAAGTAAAGAAAATGGATCCATCATCACCTAAGTATAAGTCAATGAGAGCTTCAATTGAAAAGTTACCAGAAAAAGCTTTGATTGCATTACGTGATGCAAAGATTAATTTCATTTCAATGTTGGCAACTAATACATTAAGAAGACGTAAGTGAGATCATTTAGAAACCATTTCAAACACATGAAAGTGAAGCAAAAGTTTGACGACTTTGTCATGGAAGTTTATAAAAGTAAATTGAAGTGGAAAAAGTCTAAGGAAGTCTCGAAGAAGAATTTGAAACTTATTGACTTAAAGAAATTCACTGCTGAGACAGAATGGACATCAGGCAAATATACTATTATTAAAGTAGGTGGAACACTTTCATACAAATACTATATTATGATAAACGATGGTAAAGTGCGTCCATCAGGTCATGGTAAAGGTATGCAAAGATATTCAAAATTAGAAATGGCAAAGTTTTACTTTGACGAATTATAATGAAATCATTTAAAGAACATTTGAACGAAAAATTATCTCCTGGAGCTGATGTAGGAGATTGGATAAAAGATTTCATGGACTCTGACGCTCCACAGTTTCAAGGCAAGTCAAAGAAGAAAAGAAAAGAAATGGCTATAGCTGCATATTACTCAAATAAAGAGGAGTATGTAAAAGAAAAAAGAGATTATAAAGACGAGTATGAGAAATTCCAGTCGTCTACAAAAAGAAAGAAGTATCGTGCTGAACTGAACAAATACAACAGAGAGAAAGGTACTTACGGTAATGGTGATGGCTTAGATGCATCCCATAAGAAGGGAAAGATTGTTGGATTTGAGAAAGAATCTATCAATAAAGGTAGGAAAGAGAAGAGTAGACTTAAAGGGTCTAAAAGAAAACCTAAGACTATTAAAGAATAAAATATGAAATCATTCAAAGAATTATTCGAAGATATTAAAGTACCAATTAAAGTTGGTGATGTAATATTGGGTGGAAGATTTAAGAATAAGAGAATAACAGTCAAGTCTATTACCAAAAATGATAAGGGTGACATTCTAATAAATAATAGACCATTACTAAAGTATAGGATAATCAAGCAAGAGAAATGAATTCATTTATACGACATTTAGAAGAAGCGAAACTTAAACCAGTTGTGTTTACATTTGGTCGCTTCAACCCAATAACCAAAGGTCATCAAGCGATGATTGAATACGTTACTGCATTGGGTAGAAAGAAGGGTGGTCAATCTATGATTTTTCCATCACAGTCTCACGATCCAAAGAAGAATCCATTAGACTTTAATACTAAAGTTAAGTACATGAAGAAGTTTTTTCCTAAGTCAAATATAGTAAAGAACACCAAAGTTAAGACAGCATTCGATGTATTGAAGATATTATCTGATAAGGGATTCAAAGATGTTACAATGGTTGTAGGTGGAGATAGAGTCGCTGCTTTTGAGAGAGCTATCAGACCATACATTAATCATAAAGACCCAAGCAAATCATACAATTTCGACCACTTCGAAGTAGTCAATTCTGGTGCTAGAGTCGCTGGAGTGAGTGGTTCAGATATGAGAAAACACGCTAAGGGTGATGACTTCGAATCATATAAGAAAGGTATGCCTACAGGTGCGTCTGACAAAGACACCAAAGACATTTATGATGCAGTACGTAAAGGGATGAAGGTATGAAAAAGTTAAATAACTTTAAAGAATACTTAGAAATAGGTAAGAAAGAGACTACAGATAACTACAAAGGAGTAACCCCTGGAGAACAGGTAGATGAGAAGAGTAGGGGTGACTCTTGGACAAAAGAATTGATTAAAAGACTACTACCAAAGAAATTGGTACACAAGATTAAACGTGCTTTACACGCAGAAGATTATAAGAAAGCTCTTAAGTTATATCACCAAATGGTGAAAGAATATAATCGTAATCCAGAGGCACAGAATAGACCTGGTATGTTTGTGGCTAATCCAAAAGGACTTGCTCTAGCAAAGGCAGCAGAAATTATGGGAATTAAACCAAAAGAACTCAGAAAAGTACTTGATCGTAAGACACGTTATGAAGAGTATGAGATACAACTTATCGAGACTGAGATAAAGACTTTGAAACGCGAAAGATTGAAACTACTCAATAACGCTTTTAAGATGACGCTTAAATCAGCAAAACAATTAGCAGTATTAAAGAGAATTGATAAACTGGCAGCTCAGATTGAAAATCTAGCAGAAGAGATTTATGTAGAAGAAGTGACTAAGGCAGACTTAAATGATGTAGAGAAATTTGCTGATAAGATATTTGCAAAGGTAGGTATCGACATTGAATTCACACGTCATTTTTTGGATCGTGTAAATGATAAACGTAATGGCAAAGAGATTAATGTTGCCGAGTTAACTAGACTATTCAAACAGACATATAAGAAACACGGTAAGAAGATACCAAAATTAGGTGATGATGCACAAGCAGTATTGAATGACATACAAACAGACATTAACATGCCATTTGTCCTGCACTGGGATGAAAAAGCAAAGGAGTTCGACCTTATAGCTAAGACGATAATGAGGAAGAAAAATTTCAAGACAACCAATCAAAAATTAAGAGTATAAATAGATATATGAAAACATTCAAACAAATAAAATTCGAATTAGACGAAGTTAACAGTGGTTTAGGTTCATTTGTTTCTCAGATGAAGAAATTACTTAAAGACCCAAAGGCAAAGAAAGCACACAAGGCTGCTAGTTCTTTGATGATGCGTGCTCAAGAGAAAGGTGCAATGGGCAAGACTGCCATTAAAGCAATCAAGAAGGCATTACCTGGACTTGCCAAGAAAGCAGGGGGTAAGTGGGAAAAGAAAATCGTAGGTATGAAGACAATGTTCATTGAATCTGAAGGCTCTAATGGACTTGAACTTGTAGAGGGCAAACAATACAAAATTGATAAAGTCTTTGCTAAGAAAGGTGATTATGTATTTGGTAAAGATTCAAAAGCTGATATTAGTGTTGTAACATATAAAGGCAAGCAAGTATCCACTGGATATTATGACTCTGGATCTGATGACTGGTGGATGGATCATAAAACTTTTAAAGGCGAAGTAGCATTTGATGATGCTAAGAAAGTAGTTGACTTCTTTGCTAAGAAAAAGATTGTTTCTGAATCGGTTGAACTAACTGAAATATTCTCTCGAGCACAAATGAAAAAGGCAATTGCCATTGCACGTAAATCAGATGGTGATTACTCTGGTGCTGTTAAGCAGATTGAGAAGATTGCTAAAGGTTTAAGTGATGAACATATCATTAAGAATGCATTAAAGAAAGCCAATGAATCAGATGAAATGAACCATATCATTAAGGATGCATTAAAGAAAGTTGAAACTGTTACAGAATCAGAAGTTAATATTGAAGAAGGTGTCTCACTCTCTAAGAAAGGAGACTATGAAGTTACTGTTGATGGTAAATCATCGGTTGGAATCCGAATAGGACTTCGTTTTAAAGGCAAACTAATCTCTACTGGAAGTAAAATTAAAGGTGAGTTCGTAATGGGATTTAAACATCACACACCACCTAAAGGTGATGGGTTTAGATTGGTTAAGAAAGGCAAGAAATTTACTCACATTGGATTTAGTAAAGTAGATAGTATTATTGCGTACTCCAAGAAATTAATCAAGGAAAGAATATGAAATCATTTAATAGTTATATTACAGAACATAAAGTACTTGCAGAACAAGTAGAAGAATTAATTGAAAAGTTAATCATTGTTGGTGGTGGAAAAAGTTATGGTCAGATAATATTTCTAGCTGGTGGTGCAGGTTCAGGTAAAGGGTTCGCCATATCAAATTTCCTAGAAGGAAATAAGTTTAAAGTACGTGACGTAGATGAGTGGAAGAAACTCACAATGAAGATGTCAAAGCACGGTAAGATTAGTGTTGCTGATATATTAAAGAAGCACGGTAGAAATATCACAGATAAGAATAAAGAACTGATTGATAAAGAAATGACTAAGAAGAACGTTACGCTTGATCAATTAGATTTAAAAAATCCTCAACACGTATACTTATTACATATTCTTGTAGATGCTCTAAAAATTAAAGATAAGACTTTAGAGAATATGATGAAGACTTCTAAAGATAAAGCTAGAAAAGGAATTTTAGATAATATCATATTTGATATAACTGCTAAGAATTTTAAAGCGATAGAAGGTGTTGCACCAAAATTAGTTGACATTGGATATGATCCTAAAAACATTCATATCATATGGATATTAACTGATTATGAAGTTGCAGTTAGACAAAACGCTACAAGAGATCGTGTAGTACCAGCAGATATTCTATTGCAGACTCACGAAGGTGCAGCGTTAACAATGAGTAAGATTACTCGTAATAGTTATAAACCTGCTGGAACTGATGGTGGAATCTATGTTATTTTGGGTGGAAATAAACACTCAATCTTATGGACTGATAAGAATGGGAAACCAATTAAAGGTGCTAAGAAGGGAAATGTAACAGTTAAAGATTTCAAGTATTTGCAGGTGAAGAAACCTGGTGGTAAGTTTGTTAAAGACATATTACTGCAGACTAAACTATACTCGTGGATTCTTGACAATGCACCAGCAACACTTAATACTAAGGATATGTGGTAATGACTAAAATTGAACAAATAGTATCAAAAGAAGAATTAACAGATGATGATCTTGATTATATAATGACGATGGATGGTGTCGAATATAAAGAGTATTGTAAAGCTGTAAGTAAGGACAGAGGGTTTATAAACCACATTAGAAATGGTTACGTCCCCCCAACCCCAAAATAAGAACACGAATAATAGGAGTATAAAATGAAAAGTTTTAGTAAATTCATTATAGATAATAGAGAGATGAGTCTTGACGAAAAGACTGGAGACAAGGCAGCTTACCAAGCATTTTTTAGAAAGACGTTAAAGAAGTATGGTGTAGATGAACCTGATAAATTAGCTCCAGCTGATAAGAAGAAATTCTATGATGAAATAGATGCTGGTTGGGAAGGTGATAACGAGAAACCTGAGCCAGGAGATAAGAAAGAAGATTGTGGCAGTGACCATAAGAAAAAGAAAAAGGGACTTGATGAAACAGCAGACGTTGACTGTCCTGAGTGCAGTTGGTCAGGTCCGATGCCTAAAGATGGAGTATGTCCTAAGTGTGGATATGATATGAAGGAATAAATTATGAAAAAACAAAAACAACATAATAAAAAGAAATTAGCAAGGATAGCATACGCTGAACAGTGCTTAAAATGTGATTGGTCTGGCCCTTCACAAGAAGATGGATTGTGCCCCAGATGTGGTACTCCCTTTAAAGAGGAATAATAAATGAAAAAGTTTTCAGAATTAAGACAATCTTTTGTCACAGAAGGACAACAGTTTAAACCATTGTTTGCTGTACGAGGTCGTAATAGTTATGCGGCATTTATTGATGGAGTCGATTCAAATGGATATACTTCATCAGGAGTACAATATGATGTTGCAAAACAAGTTGATGCCTTTAAGAAAACTGCAAAGAAGACTTATGCAGACACTAAAGGAAAGAAATCACTTCCTGCAGTTAAAAAACATATTAAAATGGTAGGTGCTAAACAATATTTTGCACAGTGGCAATCAGACTCTAGTTCACATAAAGATGATTCAATTGAAATTTACTATACCAAATAAGGAATTATAATGAAGGGTGGAACATTTGAAAATCTAGATGACAGTAATATAATGGCTTATATGGCGATACACTATGATAATCCACAATGTTCTGATACAGAAGAATTCCTTGAAGATGCAAAGAGAATACAATATATAAAGAGATTATTAAAACAATATTCAAATACTAATAAGTTGAGAGAAAGATTAATATTGAATCATTTAATTATTCTAATAAATGTGTTCGGAAGTTTCCACTGCACTAGAATTTTACTTCATAAGATACAAGAGAAATATCATTTGTTAATATTAACGTTTTTAAAGTATTTAAATGTTCTACCTTCAGCATTGAGTCATAGATGGGATGCAGGTGTAATGGACAAATTGTCAAGGATATAAGATGGGTGGTTTACTAGATACATTTATTGCATTCAAATTTCTAAGGTTATTGACCAAACCTTGGAAAGAGTGGGACGCATATAAGATGGGTATCATTGATGAAAATGGTAAAGTAATCAAGAAGAATAAGACTTCTGAAGAGAAGAAAGTGTTCTCAAAGTTTCACGTTCTAATAAAGAATTTGAAAAGACTAATGGAAAAAGTACCTGGTGGAAAAAGTAAAATTGGTTCATATGCTATAGCGTTAAAGTTGTTAAAAGAACACGCTAATGAATATGATATAAGTGAGAACTTAATAGAAAATAATTTCAAAAAACATTTAGAGGAAACAATGACAATGGAAGATTTAATCACACTTGACCTTAATGAGACTTTTGGTAAAGTACTCAATGAAGAGAAACTCAAGAAAGGTACATACAAAGTTGTTAACAATGATGGAACTAAATTAAAGAAAGGTGAACTTGTTGTTATTAAGAAAGACCAGAAACCTGACGAAGTA